TATGCATGCTGTGCAATGCCTAGAAAGGAACTGGAATTCTTCACTAATAGAACACCGCAAATAGTCGCTAGAGCTTCTACTAAATACGAATGGGGAAAGCAACGAGCTATATACAGTGTTGATAACACAAATTTTATATTATCTAGTTTTGCAATGAACGGTTGCGAAGAGGCCTTAGCTACCATAGTACCTATAGCTCAGGAGGCTGAAGCAGCCAGGGTTGGCGCCACCGTGCGTGAAGTCCTGAAAAATGGTGTACCTTATTGCTTTGATTTCGAAGACTTTAATGCCCAACATTCTACGAGCGCTATGCAGCAAGTTCTTAAAGCGTATGGAAAAGTATTCGAAGCAGATCTCTCACCGCAACAACTTGAGGCTCTTGGTTGGGTGACAAAGTCTTTAGATGATGTTGTTATACAAGATAGACACAATGGTAGTTATAGGGCACAGGGTACATTACTTTCAGGGTGGCGATTAACTACATTTATGAACACGGTGCTTAACGTTATCTATACACAGGTGATGACTGAGCAAGAACCTTTCCCTACGACGCACAGTGGTGATGATATCCTGGGTGCTGTGACTACACTAAAACAGACACAGAATATTGAAAAGAATGCGCAGATATACAATATCAGGTTTCAAAGCTCGAAATGCTATCTTGGGTCTATTGCAGAATTCTTACGGGTTGATCACAATATAGGAGACGGCAGTCAATACTTGGCAAGGTCGATAGCCACTTTGGTCCACGGTCCAACAGAAATGGCTATACCCAACGACCCACTAGCTATCTTCAAAGCGATAGCTACAAGGAAACAGGAAGCATTGAAACGTGGCTTTAAACGTGACATACTTGAAACAGTGATTAATAGTCAATACAGATATACTGAGAGAAAATGGTCGTTACAACGGCATGCTGGAAATATTTATGAGCTTACACACGTATCTAAAGGAGGGTGTGCAACTGAGCCAACTAATGAATCGCTAGCCTACAATATTAGAAGAGTGAAAATTAAGAAACCACCGGACAAAAAACATGAGGAGGAACAGGTCCTCCCCGGTATGTACGACTTTGCTGAATGGATTACGACGAAATATGGGTTGGAAACTTACCTTGAACAAGTTTTAGACAGTACAAAACAGGCTGTGTACGATAGAGCACTATCACATGAGTTTGGATGTATTATAGAGTATAATACAGATATCCAACCTAGTGATTGGTTGCAGGCGGCACAGTATGGTATGTACAGACAGCTATACGGCGGAACACGTATAGGACTGGCTAAATCGTATGGGATACCACTACACGCTATGCGAGGGGACATCGACTTAATCACGTCCATGATTATGATGAACAAAGACCCTCTACGAGCTACCATGTTATGGATGTAATGG